TCTTACCATCTACAACCTTGTTTAACTCTGAGAAGTCCCATTTATAACCTAACTCTGTTAGCTCTTGATATGTACTAGCGTATTGTTCTGCGTTTAAAGTTCCTTTAGTACCATCTGGTCTAGTAAATCTAATCAAAGACTTGCTTGTTGCCAATGTATCATCAAAATCTAGAACAGTAATACCTCTAGATTCGTTATTAGTTGAACGAGAGAACTGAATGGCATTGTTTAATGTTTGGGCGTTTTGAGACTTACTAAAATTAGGACTAAAATCCATGTATTTATACTTATCCATTTCTTTCTTAACATCTTGAATTTTATAAACTTCTTTACCCCCAGTTGTCTTGTAAGATTGCCCGTTTGCATCCCTATGTTTGTTTATTATTTTATCAGCCTTTTTAGTTATCAAATGTACCTCAGTGCTTTCGAGATAATCTCTTAACTCTTTTAGCTTTGCCTCTTTGTTTTTTGGTGTAATCTCATCAATAATTTGATCTATTTTCTTGTGAACATTATTAACAGTTGGTCTGTGATCAAGCTCAACCTTTTTCCCGTAATTAATTATCATTTTTCCAGGAACAGCTATTTTTCTAATACCACCTTCTGTGTCGAAAGCCATAGACCTTACTTCTGATTTTTTAGATTCTACAGTTGTTTCTCCAGCAATAACATTCATCAAGTGGTCTATAGTAGTACCGCTTTCTTCTTTCATTTGCTTTGCAGCCTCGCCTCTCTGCTCAACTGTTCCATTAGTGAAAACCTGCTTTATTTCTGTTATATTTTTTAAACCCGACACTGGCTTGCCTTCAAAAGTTACCCTTGTATTTCCTTTGTTGTCTATAGTTTTAAACCCAAATCCTTTTACACCGTTTGTTTTGGCTATGTCTGCTATAACCACCTCAGCAAACTGCTGATTTGTCGTGATTGTTTGCCCTTTATATTTAACTTTAGCCGTTTTAAAAGCTTTACCACGATGTTTAAACCACTCTATTATTGCATCAGCTTTCGTTTGATTTGATCTTAGCGGTTTTAATCTTTTGTTAAGCGATTTAATAGATTCGTTAAAACCTATTTGTGCTACTTCAACCTCAGTTGTCTTTTTTATTTGCCCTAATATATTTGCTAGGTGATTTTTAGTAAGCACTCCTTCTGATAAAATACCTAAAATAGTATTATCACTATGCATGTGCTCTGTAGACTTCCAAGTTGTATTAACTATCTCCATAAAAGGAACGCCCTTTTGTATATTTGAGTATAAAATTTCAAAAAAGTCTCTTGCTGTTTTACTGTTCTCTGGTAAATTGTCTATTATATCCCTAACTGCAATTTTACTTTTCCTAACTTGATTTCTCTTACCATCCATAAGAGTAGTCCACTTAGTGTTGCCTGCGTGTAAATTATAATCAATAGTAGATTTAGAAAACCTAAGGTTTGTTTCTTGTACAACACCGTCTATTGTTACGACTGTACTATTACCGGCTTGTATGCTTTCTAGTGTTTGTCCAGCAATTTCAAAATTTGAAACTACCTCAACTTTCTGACCTTGTATGCCGTAATACCTTTCGCGTGCAGGTGTTAAATAAGGTAGGTTAGTTTTAGTAAATCCCTCTGCTGAGCTAGGATCATTAAACTCCTTAAAGTACTTTTGGTTAACAGTACCTTCAATAGTTATAACTTCATTATCCGGAAGCCTAATGTTGTCTTCAGACTCTAAAAAATATCTTTCATACTTAGTTATATTGTCAAGTCTAATTTCATCTCTACCGAAAGCAGTTTTTACTGTGGCTTTTTTATCAATATAAGTTCTTACTTCTTTATAATCTTCCCTAAGTCCATCTCTATAGTTTTCAGTTTGTGTTCGGTAGTATTCGTTTCCACTTTTGTTATCTTTTTCCACCTTGATAACTTCTCCCTCAAACCCCCCATCTACTTTAGTTTGCTGCAAAATAACTAATCCATCAAGATCTTTATGGATAGTTGTACCGTTTTTCTTATTACCAGTTACTTTTTCGTAGTACAATAAAGTTTCTTTAGCTTTGTCTACTTCTATAACCTCTTTAAAACCGTTAACTTTTTTACCCCTTACAACAACTCCGCTTGTAGGTTCGTCATTTCTATCCCACCATCGCATTTCGTTACCATCTCTAAAGGAAACTAACCTACCGTTTTGAAATGCTATTTGATGGCCGTTACCTTCTTTGTTGTAGTTTTTCCATAGTTTAAACGAACCTTTTAATTCGTTAACTTTTTCTGGTTGTTGCTTTACTATTATTTCATAACCTCCATCAGCTTTGTGAACCTCAACTACATTTCCTTTAGCTTCCTCTTCTTTAACAATAGAGTCTTTTTCAGCGTTAGTATCTGCCTCTTCAGTGTATAAATACTCTCCTGTTCTAGCGCATAAACACCAAGGGTTTGCTTTTTTACCAAAGTGAGTATCAATTACTTTTCTAGTATCAAGTTGTCCCTGCTTAGAGTCTTCAACATCGTAAACCGTAACACCGTTAGTTAACTCTGTTTTATTAGTAAAAGTCTTAACATTATCAGGATTAGTTCTAGTACCTTTAACTTCTCCAACAAATGTTTCTATTAGAACATTAGGATTTTTAAAAGAGAATGGATCTAACTTCTTCTGAGTAGCTATCTTTTCAGCCTCTATAACTTTATAACCATCTTCAGGTAGTATTAAGAAACCATTAGCCGTATAGTGCATAGCCATTTTCTCATACTTAGACTTTTTATTGTTTGGTATTTCTTTACCATCTACAAAGTCAAATACAGATTGAACAGCATTTTTTCTTTGATCTTCAGTAAGATCAGGTCTTCTTTTAGTTAATTGCTTTTCATAAGCTTCTCGGTGCGATTTAGAGAACTTAATTTGAGAATACACGTTAACACTTCCCGAACCGTCTATAGCCGCTGAGATGTCTCCTATCGCGTTACTCTTAGAGAATTTAACATTAACCTCTCTACCAATTGCAGCTCCTAGTTCAGCAACACTTCCTGGGTCGATGTCCATTTCAGCAATCTTACTTTGAACTTCTTCAGACTGTCTAGCTTCCATAATTGCATCGGTAACTAAACCATTAACCATTCGCATTGCAAGACCATCTTTTCTAGTACCTTTTAAACCTTGTCTAGCACCAGTAACTGGATTAATACCTGGTTGATCAGCCCAACTTACCAACTCAGTTTCCGTGGGCATTATTTTATTATATAGAGAAGGTGAGAAAGCACCTTTACCTGTTTTCTTGTCTTTTGTAATTTTGTTTAAAGCCTCTGGAGGTAATTGCTCTCTGTTCACGGCATCTTGTACTTGCTCTATAGAAGTTAATGTCTTAACAAAATTTGTAAAGATTCTATCGGCTTCAGGAGTGTTTCTTTCCATTTGAACTAAATCCGCTGTAGACGTATTTTTAACGATGTCTTCTCTGAACTTCTTAAGATTAGATATATATGTATCTTTTGTTCCTCTTTTTACGTAAGTATCAGCAACGCCATAAGTTAAGAAGTTTTTGATTTGCTTAAACAAAGGACTATTAAGATTAGCATATTCTTTCTTTAGTTTAGTTGCAATAGCTTTTGATCTTAACTGAACGTCTGTAATATTTTGAGTAGTACCATAAGCCATCATTAAACTTTTCTTAACGTTGTCTAGTACTTCATTATATATTTTACTACCAGTTTCAAACCCTAATTTTCTTCTATATTCAGAATATCTTTGTTTGTCAACTTTTGCTTTTTTGGCTTGACCTTGAATCGATAAATCCTCTTCTTCAAAAGCTTCCATCTCAGCAGATTTTTCTGCTGCAACTTGAACTTTTACTTCACCTTCTTTGGTTGTTTTACCGATATCTTTAGCGCCTTTCATTTCATCAGCAACCTTAAACTCTCTATTGTAAACGTTACCAGCTTTATTAGCTATTTGAGAATTAACCCAACCAAACAAATTATCATTTTGCTCGGGTTTAAAATTCTTAACGTGACTAACTAACTCAGAGTAAACTAAGTTAACAAAGTTATCAGGAACAATATCAGCTTTATATTTAGATCTTATCAATCCATCAAGCATTTTATTGCTTTGCATTTCTTTAATAGCAAAGTCAGCGCCTGATTCTTTCCATGTTTCATTAGTCCAACCCATTTCAGCTAATTCGTTTACAGAATTTGTTTGGTCTTTACTTACGGACTCTTTATCTACAACGCCTTCTCCTTCAACTAACTTCTTACTAGTCAAACCAACATCTAGTATTTTTGTACCCATAAGTTTACCTAGTAAACCTTTTCTATTTATGTTTTTATTATAAGTGCTTAAAAAGCTAATGACATCTTTTGCTGAATCTAATTTTATTTCGCCAAAGCCAAATCCTGCCATAACATCTGTTAATTGGCTTTTTAATCCTTTTGAATTAACTTCTTTTATATCAATTTTTTGCTTACTAATTAAATCAGAAAACACGTTTAAATATTCTTCTAAAGCACCATCTTTTATTGTACCATCTTTATTAGTATAAAAGTTATCTATTCTTTGCTGAACTCTTACAAAAACATCTGAGTGGTTGTCTTTTAAGTAAGTTTTTAGCTCATCTACCAACGGTGCCATAGATTTGTTGTCTGTTTTAAACTTTCTAGAAATCATGTAGTGTAAGAGCTCATGACCTAAAACGTTAGTTGCACCAGCTGCGGCAGCTACATTTTTGTTTATATATATAGTAGCTTTACCGTCTTTACCTTTAGCTATAAATGCTCCGTCTGATTTCTTAATACCACCACCTTCTTTTTCCGCTACAGCATCGACTTCTTCTTGAGTGTTTAGTATTTTAATAGTAAGATCTTCTCTATTTATGCCTTTGGCTTTTTTAAGTATTGGATCTAGTATTTCAGAAGCTTTTAATGCTTCACCTATACTCTGTTCAACATCAACATCTAAATCCACATTACCAATAGAATCAAACATGTTTTGAAACGCTTTTCTAGAAACGTTTTCAGCTTGAGCTTGTGCTTGCTCTGAGTAGTTTTTGTTATTTACAACACTTAAAGCTTTATTAGCTATATCCATTTGCTCAGCGTATTTTATCTGCTCAGTTCTAGACATGGCGTCAAACTTACTATATAAATCTGTTTTATTTTTATTAGCTAATTCTATTAGCTTTTTCTCATTGTTTTGAAAAACATCTACTTGGTCTTGATCGTTGTTTTCTTTTGCTATCTTTAAATCTTTGGCATTATTATCTATTTGCCTAGCAATTTTTTGTTGCTCGATTTGCCATTGTTTTGGAGATATAAGGTGATATAATTTATTTTTATTACTTCCTTGCATTGCTCTACCACCACCAGAAACACCACCACCCATAACGGCACCTACAGCAAACGTGTTAATAAAACCTCTTATAAAGTCTTGATTTGTTTTTATGTCGCCAAATATTAGTTGGTCAGCTTTTTGTTGTAAAAAGTCAGTTGAACCCTCTGTAATACCTTCTGATAAAAAACCTAAACCAGCTTTCTTTAAAATATTGTTACCAAAACTCATCGATAAATCAGCTACAGTTTTAGATACTTTTTTAGATGGATCTAAGTTGTTTATTACCCTAAAAAGCTTACCACCAGCCCACTCAGTTCCCCACTCAGCAGCTCCTTTTGACAGCGAGTTGTACCATATATTCTCTAAAGTTTCATCTGGTCTGTTTTTCAAACTTTCTTCAAAAGATTCCCCAGCAGTACCAGCTCCTAAAACCATGCTACCCAACACTGGGACAGCTGCTGTTATAGCTAGAGCTGGCGCTGAGCTAAAAGCTTGATAAGCAAGTAGTTCACCAGCATCACCATATCTACCATCTTCAACTAAGCCGTATAAATCTTCAGTTTCACCAGTTAACTCATCATACTTCTCAACACCCATCATATCTAAAACATCTGACATTTGGTTGTAAGTTCTACTAAATTGATTTTGCCCATCAGCAATCATTTCTTCTTTAGTCATACCTATAGCCGACTCATAACCTTTTTCAACAAGACTTCCAACATTAGCTCCCAAACGAGTCATAAAAGAACTAGCCCCAGTAATAGCTGGTACCATAAACTCAGGTATCCCAAAGATATCAGAGTAAGCAGCTGTCAATCCCTTTTTGATAATCTCATCAGTTTTATTTTGTCGCTTTCTAGCCTCTATCTCTTGTTGCCCCGAAGAACCACGCCCCAATCTCGACCCCGTACCTTTTGGCTCTTCGTTTGGAGTCACACCCGCAGAGCCTTTTGTCTTTCCCATTACACTACTTTTCCATGTGGCAAAGTCGTCTTCAACGTCTAAACTAGAGTGTAGTTTAGTTAAATAATCATCGTTGTCTTTAACCGCGTTAATCCATGTTGGAAAATCATCTTCAACGTCTAGACTAGAATGTAGGTTTATTAAATATTCTTCGTTCATTTAATTTATTTTTTATATGAGTTTGGGTCAAAATTACTGTTAGATATACCATACATGTCGTCTAAAAACTCTTCTTTTGTCCAAGACCTAGTTTCATTGCTAAAACCTCCCTCACCTTTATTTAGCTTTGAATCCCATACTTTTATAACTTTATTTTTTAGTTTTTTATCTCCGGAAGCGTGAAAACCTCTGATCGTACCGTTTTCTGACATTCTATACTTGTTACCGTTGTAATCGTAAAACACTCCACCAGGAACCATAAGGGACACTTGTTTATCTACGTCTAATATTTGATTTTTTTGGTAACCTACATATTCGTACTCTCCGTTAGCTGGGTTGTAAATACCTCTTTTTCCACCAACTATTGTTGATTGCTTATCCCTACCGTCGTTTGGGTCCGTAGGATTATCAGCTTTATATGCAGCCACGTTGTCTGTATACTGCTTTTCAAAGTTTTTAAATATTTTATCAGTAGCTTCTTTTCTATAAAAAGAACCTTTAACAAATGATTGACCCTTTAAAGCTAATAGTCTACCCTCCCAATCCGCAGATCCAGGTCCGTATCCCTCTGCAAATTTCCCATCTTTATAAGTTCCATCGCTTTCATCTTCCGCTAAAAGCCTTTGATAAGCAGGTGCGCTCTCACTCATTCTACCTGAAGAGTGATCAAATGTGTCTCCACCAAAGTAATAGTCCTTAAACTGATCATCATTGTAATCACCTATCTTAGCTTGAAGCTCACCGTAATATTCCTCAGCCACACGTTCCCACGGTACAGCATTTGCTCTATAAGACGCTTTTAAAATATCTGACTTAATACCTCTCATGGTGTCAGCCAGCATACCGTCTGATTCAACAGCAAATTTCATGTTTTTATATAATATTGTGCTGACAGCACCTCTGTTTTGCTGGTTAAGCTTAGTCCACTCTTCTCTTGACATTGGAGGATTAACGCTTTGTGCTACGTCAATATCTCTTCCTCCAGACGGGTCGTCAGGGTTAGGGTAAAAACTAGTTCTTTGCTCTGTAGTTCCATCCTCATTTTCTAAAGCTATAGAATTATTAGCTGGATCAGTTGAAGGTGATTGCTTCTGCAGATACTCTTCGTAAGTACCGGTTTCAGCTTTGTCCATGTAAACTTTTCTACCCTGCTCGTCCTCACGCCACTCACCGCCTACTTGCACTTCCATTTCACCTGTTTCTATATTCCATCTTAGACGCGCGCCTAAAGCACCAGTGGCTTGTTGTGTAGTGTTATCTGTTTCATATGCGTTGCTACCAGAGCTTATAGTTTTTACACCCTCATCCGAGTTAGTAACGCCAGATAAAACACCTAGCATAGCCTTTGATTTCTCCCTACTAGTTTTGTATATTTCCAAAACAGCGTTCATGTCGCTTAATTGCTTCATGTACCTAGCCATGTCTTGCCTACCTTTGTTTCTTCCTTTACCAATACCAAAAGAAGCTTTACGAGCAGCAGCATCGTATAAAGACTTTAACTCAAGAATAGACCCTTTTAAAGACTCGTTTTCACTAACGGCATAATCACCACTTGAAGCTGGCATCTTATCAACCTGTAGGTTTAAAAGAGACGTTTGACTATCTGAAGCGTTTCTATATTCTTGTAGCCCTCGATAGTTCTGTTTAATTTGCCCAATAGCCGCTTGGCCTAGAATGTTAAAAGCTGTTTTTGTTATAGCGTTTAATCTTTCATTTCTCTCGTCACGAGCTACATCTCTACCAGTGCTTTTACTACTAAAACCAGCTCGGTACATTGCATTTGCGTCTATTGCCATATTTATATTTGTTTAAATTCTACGTCTAGCATGTTATAGTTGACTCTATCATAACCATCAACACTTGTAACGGCTTCTCGTGGTACCTCATCAGACATAACACCTTGAAACAATCCCTCGCCGTCTAATGAATCTTTATACTCGAAAGAGTATATATTAAACCCTCTATTTGATTCACCTATTTTTGTAATATTTTTCTTTAATCTACGGTCAGATTTACCAGCGGTATCAGCATCCTTATTAGACTCATAAGCTTGTTGTTGTCCTGCTAAAAATGATAGTTGACCTTGTTTTTGTTGTAGAGTTAAATCTCTAGCATCAGCAGCTCCTTGTAATCTAAATTTCTGAGCTTCCATTTCACCTTGCCCCATAGCTATTTGATTTCTAGATTCTTGTTGTGCTGCTGCCATTTGGTTTGCGGCTTCTTGTTGTCCTACGGACGCAGATATTTGCTGTGCAGTTTGAGACTGTTGATTTGCCATCGCTTGGGCCAATCCAGCCGCTCCACTACCACCAGCAGCACCTCTAAAAGTATTCATTGCATTAGCCGCCCCTTGTTGTGACATTTCTTTTTGCAATTGAAATTGCTGTTGGTTAACCGTTAAGTCTTCCATAGTATTCGTTAAACTCATTTGGTTTCTAGCGCCCGCAAATAAGTTTTTCGATGTATCTATAGCTCCAAACTCCCCAAAGGCTTTTTCTACTTTTGCTTTACCACTTTTAATCCCCCACTCGTCTTCACCATAACTACCTTTACCAAAGGTGTCGCCTCCAAACCAATTAGTTTTTTTACGATCACCCTCGCCTTTACCTCTCTTATGGAATGGACTTGGTCCTGTATTTTTATCACTCATATTTTTATATTTCTTTTGTTGAATTTGAAGAGCATATTAAATAATATGGATCTTCTGATACTTTAACGCCAAGAGCTTTACACCTCTTTAGCATGCCTTTACTTTTTGTTACAAACCAAAAATCTTCACAACCTAGCCTGTAAGCGGTTCCAATAGATTGATCCATTAACTCTAACACTATCTCAAACCTATCTCTTCCTTTGTAACTAGTGTCACTAATCATATAATCACAATAACCAAAAGCTGAGTTTGTCAAATACAAATAAGTACAAACTATGGGTCTACCATCTTTACAGGCCATAAGCCCATGTAATCCGAATTCTGGTAATAGCTTTCTTGGCGGTGGTGCTTTACCAATCATTTCCCACCAACTATTTATAAGAACATAATCCTCCTCTTCTATGGGTCTTACTGTAATATCTTCCATGTGATTTAATTAAATTTATACCTTAATAGTCACAGTTTTTATCTTTTTTTTACGATGGAGCTGAGGTAGAAAGCAGTCTATCTACATCGAATCTTAATACAGCACTAGCATTACCAGCTTTTATAATTTCGATGTTACCTGTTATAGTTGCTACTCTGCCAGTATTTTCTATCGTCAAGGTAACACCAGTTTCTAGAGTCTGGACAGCATCCATAACCCAATCACCAGCTCCGTCCGCGCCACCACCAGATGTAATAAGTGGGTTTTGTAACGCTGGATTTATACCTATACCACCAACTCTAGAAAAGTTATTAATAACACCTTCTCTATCAGCAACTGCTATTGTTGCGTGAGCGCTAGTAGCCTCAGTCGTTGCTGTAGATGGCACAGATAATGTCATCGCTAAGTCGGATAATATAACCTCATACCCGTAAACATTTAGTATTTGTTCCTCACCATAACCACCAATCTTCAAAGAGTCCCCAGCTAAAGCTAGAACTTGTTGTTTGTTAAACACAACGCTACCAAGTTGAACCGTAACCTCTCCATTGACTATAGTTGGTTTTTGGTTCTTAGTGTCTAAAGCTGGTGCTTGATTTTTTGTTATTATTTCTTGCTCGTTCGTATCAGCAAATATAGTTATAGTATCTTTATAGTCGCTAACTACAGTGTCAGCCGCAACGTTGGTGTCTGGTACCACTATCATACCAGGTGATATTGACTTTATGCTATCCAATGGCCATCGGTAGTTCATCTGGTTGTAAAAGTCTAACCTAACACCACTCCCAACTGATATAGCTTCAGAGGCTGTGAATTGGTTTACTGAAAGACCACCACCACTAATAGCAACAACAGTAACTATGTTAGCAAAAAACGGGCCTATTGCCTGTATGACCTTGTCACCAATTTTAAGTCCTAACTCCTCTATTGTGTCCGCCATCGTGATCGTAACAGTACTAGACATAACAGCATTAGTGTTACCCGTTGCCGTTTTGGTTGGGTATATATTTTCTCCAGGTAAGGTTTCTGGGGCGCTACCAACCGTTGGCTCTAAAAATGATAACACGTCATTAGCCACTGGTTGCTTTAAAATTCTATAAGCAGCTGTTGCGGAGGCTGTAAATGTAAAAGAAAAAGGAGTTTTTGTTTTGCTTCCACCACTGTCAATAGCAATATTGTCGGTAGTAGTGGTGCCACTTACAGTACCCCCAACAGAATATCCACGCAACCCTAGTGTTAATGCTGTATATTGGTATATAACTTTATACAGCATTAAAGAATTGGAGCCAGTTGAAGAGTTTATATCTAAAGTGCCATCTAAAAATCTAACCTCAGTATAATCAATATGCGTAGTACCTGGTTTAGCATATAAACTTATGTTATACTCGTCATTATCTCCAACAGCTGGAAACTTTACTACATCTTTGTAAACACCGGTAGAAATAAAGCTTTCTAACCTAGCTCTTTTAGATTGAAAGCTTTGTGTTACGAAATTGTAGTAATGATTATCTTCGTTGCTAATCTCTAAAATAAACTCAGCGCCAACACCGCCAATTATGGTGAGGTTTCTTGTCTCTCCACTAGCTGGTAAACTTGATAAATCCAACTCAAACTTTGTTATAATCATATCTATTTATTTATTTACTACTTTCTGAAACTTCTGATCCTAACGAGAATAACATAACATCTTCTTTAGAATCATTAACCAACTTAACATCTGCGTAATAACCTATTAAACTAGAGGAGTTAACTTGTTTATCTTTTTCAAACATTATATAATCAGGGTTTGATGGAGAAAAAGATGGGAGTGGTATCGCGGCATCATAAACAACCTTCACGCTTGGAGGGTCTACTATTATATTATTCACGACACCAAATTTTACCATACTAGCAGTTGTTGCTTTAGGTATGTTGCTATTTGGAGCTGAGGTTGTACTAGAATAGTAAACTATATCTCCTAGTTGAAGACTAGAGTTTAGAGGTTCGCTAAATGTTAAAGTTGCTAATGGCATAAGTTATGTTTTATATTATTATACTTGAGACCAAGTTTCAACCCAAGGACCAGCTTGCAGTGTAGTATTCACTGTTTTAACAGCTCTAACTCTAAATCGCATCCATCTACCAGTAGGGTCTGTTTGAGAAACTAGGGTTGGGTCCTCAATTGAACCCTCTGGGTTAGAACCGGTGTACGGTGGGTGGGTACTAATATTAGTTGAGTAGGCCCCATACATGGCGTCCGCTGCATTAGGTCCTTGACCGTCACCCTGAGTAAATACCGCTTCAATTTCGAAATTATCAGGAGTAGCATCTCCAGGGGTGTTAGCTGTATAATCCCATTGCATACTTTGCGTGACATACCAAAGACCATACGCCGCGGTACTAACTGCGGGGCTCACAACAGTGTTGTCAATCACACCAACTAATTCACAAAGGGTATTATCAAAGAAAGGAATTTCATCATTATAACCAGCCCACGCGTTAGAATCATTACAACCTAACATAACGTTATATGTTTCCACGTTTGTTGTGTGCGTAGGTATATTGGTGTTTGTAAACCCAATTTTTGCCGCTTGTTGTTGCGCGCCATTACTAGCGGTTGGCGGGTATAACGCCGCTTTAGTTGCTGATGGTAAAAACTCAACTACTCCGGAGTGGGAACTGAATCGGAATCGTATTAACTGCACGTTATCACCGTTGTTAAAGCCGTTTCCACTAATCCAACTAGCACCGTCATTAACACTGTACCACCAACTTATTTGACTTGTAAAATTAGTTATATCACCAGCATTACTACCCGCAGAGTTTTCGTACGCAAATTGAAGGTTGTTTTTATCTATAGCTGGAGACGTACTAACGTCCCAAACGGCAAAAACCACTCTATTAGTCCCACCCCATACGTTGGTAGTAGACCAACCATCCGTATTTAAAAGTGGAGCTTGCATTCCTAGCGGCACGGCATTATATAATGTTGGCATAATATAAGTACAAGTACCATCATCCGTATTCGCGGGTGTTGTTGGAGGCGTATAACTATTAATATTTTGAGTATTTGGACCAGCATAATTTGTCGCGGCATAACCACTACCACTATTATTTAGTGAATCATCCATACAACCAAGTACTTCCGCGACGCATGATCCATTAACGAGAATAAAACCAGTTAAACAAGCACCCGAGCAATCCGCGTTAGCGGCTGGGTATAAACAAGAACCATCATCTACTGTAGCGCCCGTGGTTTGGTTACATGCCAATTGATCTGTACAACCAGCACAAGTAGTATAGTTACAAGAACCATTATCTACAGTGGCACCTGTAGTGGGATTACACGCGTTAGGGTCAGTACAACCATAAACAGGGGCAGATTGTGTTGAAGCCGAAATTTGTGAACTCCAAGGAGAAGATGTATTCCAACCTAGATTTAACGGTGAGGTACCAGCGGAACAAATAGCTTGTACTTCGATAAGATAAGCAGTTGATGGAGACAAACCGCTTATAGCGTAACCTACGCTACCAGCTATAACATTGGGTTGTATGTTAGTAATCGTAATCCAAGTAGTTCCTGCGTCAGCGCTATAGTTAATATCATAATGATCAACCGCTGCTGCATCAGCAACATTCCACGTTTCATCCCAGGATATATCAATTGTATCATAACTAGGACCTCCAAAAATTTGTTGTAAATTACTCACCTGCTTGCAATACAAACACCCATTATCACATGAGTATGGATCACCACCTTGGCCTGGTCCATCATAATTATTTGCTGCGCTATCATTACACCAATTACAAGAACCATCATTTTGATTAGCTAGCGCGTTATACTCACAGGATGTAGCATCCATACAACCTGGAATAATGTAAAAACAAGGGTTGTTTAAGTCAATAGATGATACTTGTTGAACGTTTGCATCACAATTTCCATTGCAGTTATAATTATCAGCCAAAGTATCCATGCAACCATAAACAGCTGTTACACAGCAGCAATTACTACCTGCTTGACCACCAACACAAACAACTGGGACGGAAAAGTTAGGGAAATTCCCATTAATACCATCACATGCTTGGGTAGCTGAAATATCAAAATTAAGCATATTATAAACACCATTAGCATCAGTAGAGCTATCCGTACACCCATATACATCGTAAGTACACGGGAAATTTGCAGAACCAGTCGTTGCGTTAGAATCGTAATTTGTTGCGTTAGCATCTGTACAACCATAATATACACATGAGCCATCATCCGTGTTAGCCAATGGGTTATAACCATCTCCACTTGTTGGTACCGCCGTCGGGTCCGTACACCCTAAAACTGTAGCCGTACAACTACCAGGAATAGCGGCGTTTGAATCGTAATTTGAGTATGTGTTATAAGTAACACCACCATCAACAAATGTAGAATCATTCATACATCCAACGGTATTAACTGAAGTTGCATTTTCTGATAACATTCCTATTCCTTGAAAAGAAAAATCAGCATTATTAAAACCACTAGTAATATTAGCTCCATCTGTTACACTACCAGCCTTACCTCTTATATAGTTGAACCATTTTCCTTCTTTTTCAATAAATTCATTTAATGAACCTTCTTCTTGATCTGTTTGAATATGCAGAACTTTCCAACCAGGTTTATCAGGTCCTAAATTGTAATATTCATTATTATATATATTAGTGGGATTAGCATTAGTACCAGGAGTGTACGTGTTATAATCTGTAAAAGTATTTACTTTAGATTGTGTTCCTTCGTAATTTAGAGTATGGAAAGTTTTTATAGTTCCAGGTGATTCGTTTAAAATAACATTAATACTTGATTCCTTAAAGTTCGTATAAAATGTATTTCGATCTACGGCTTCGTCGTGATGTTTCCATATGTTACCATCTTTAAACGTGTAATATTCGTTGGCACAACTAATAGCATTTTCAGGTACAAAAGATTTAAAACTAACCCAACCTTTTACATCCTCTTTAAAAGAAACTGTTGTTGGAAATGGTATTTTTGCATCAATAGTATCTCCTTTTAACGTTAAATTGTATTCAGATTTTCTACTATCATAACTACCAACTAGTTTGCTTGACAACTTTAAGTTATCTCTAAACCAGTCTTTCATTCCGTGAGCAGATATAGGTGTTAACCCATCCATAGACAGCCTCATAACAGTGCCTCTAACTTTATCCGTAAAGTAAGCTCTATAAGCTTCCGATGCAAACGATTCTGGATTTTTAGATATACCATACTCACCAGAATAAGGGATAGTTTGACCTAAAACGTTGTTAGTTGAAGTTACATTTGAATTGCCATCAGCATTGTATAAAGCATCTTTATTGGCTAGTATTTTTAAAACTCTATCTTCGCATAGTGCGACTAAATCACCACCTTGCCCCCAACCAGCGTATAACTTTTGAATACTACCGTAAGTTGGGTTTATATCTTTAGTTATTTTTTCAGCAGCAATAAATTGATTTAAACTGTTTACTCCACTGTTTGAGTTGTATATGCCGGAGTATATTAAACCATAATTTCTTATTTCTTGCCCAGGGCTATCTTTTGCCGTGGTAGATAGAGTTACTCCATTACTTAAGTATGGTTTGTTATAAGTATCACCTATCCTATTGGATTCAACACCATTATTAAATGACCAGCAATTGTGCCAGCTTAATCCAAATTCATTACTAGGTGTGATTTGTAATTGGCTGGTTGTTCCATTTGGTGCTATACCGTAAAAAGTAACATCACCATCATCAGCTATTGTAGCGGTTACATACGTACCATCGTCCCTTAAAAACTCAACACGCCCATTGTTTAATGCTAGCATAGCGTACTGCACTTGAGTTATTGGTGTTGACAAGTTGACATAAAGATCTGAGGTAGGTGTAATGTCACTCCACCCAGTTATAAATATACCGTCTGGAAAATCTCCAACCGTTGGGGGTACTATAGTTGTTCCTATTGGTATGAATAAAAATTTATTTTTATTTGTTAGCGGAAAAACAGGTAGGCTAGAACTAGCCTCGTAATACAAGTCTAAACCAACGTCTTCTTTTGGTTCTGTTTCAAATATTGCTGGATTTGAACTGATTTTGTTTTCGCCTTCGTACTCAACCTCTTCTAAAAATTGAATAGTGTTAAATACAGTGCCAGTTGAAGCAAGGATAGCATCGTTGCCGGCAGCGTCTTCTTCATCTGCTAGAGTAACGGTAGATGACACGCCAACTGGAGAAGATAACATGTCTATCTCATATCTAATTCTATACGTAGCTCTTTTGTTTTGCGGTTTTTTAATTTCCTCTATCTGTGCTAGATTTTCAACATTGCTAAAGTAACCACTATTACTACCTATTTCTTCACCAGCACCATTATAACCAGTTTCTGTAAATGGCACTTCCATTATATTTGTACCACCCTGCGCGTTTGGGCCCATAAGTATAGATGGCACCCCCATGTAGTTTAGTAATCTAAATTTTTCTACACCTAGTATTTTGTATATAACGTTCCCGTTCTTAAGTTTAAATCTAGTACCCTCTGTTAACTTGCTAACGATATGCTCTTGATCGTCCGTTGAAGTATTTGTATTAGGATTACCAACATCCCAAGTTGTCCCACCATCTTCCAACGGTGCGTTAGGGCTTAATATTGAGTAAGACAAGTCTATATAGTTGCTACCATTTTTAGTGTGAAAACCTTTCATACCCAACCTACCTAAACTTATTCCAGTACCAATATTTAAACTATTAGTCGGGGCAGTTCCATCAACGTTAAATGTGGAAAAGTAGCTTTGTAATTGGGCTACGGTATAAATCGTCCCCTGGTCATTGGTATAAGTAAAATCTGGCAACGTACTAGCTAAATCACAAGAATCATAATCTGTAGTTCCATTGTTAAACTCAGTTTGATAAGTGCCTCCGCTATTACTAAACCTACCGGCAAAAGGAGCGTTGTCAATAAACCACGCGGCTTTCAACGTAGGCCCACCAAACTTCAAAGCAGCTTCCCATTCCCATGCTTGATTTAACGAGCCATAGTCACTATCGTCAGGATCGAACGTAACAGCTGGAGTTGTTGGAACTGCAGCAGAGCTCCAATTATAGTCGTTATCACTGTTGCTTGCAAGGTTATCATCTTCCAGTCTGTATATGTCGAGATCAGTTGTTCTCCACGAATTAAATATAGATTTAGCTCTTGATAGGTGTTTTTCCGTAGCCTGGTCACTTAGTATTTTAACAAAAAACCTACCGTCAAACTCAGGTTTATTAGTGACAGATTTCTGCCAAAATATAACATGTATCCCGTCAGCCTGCAAAGAGACCCCGTTAGTAGAGTGACCAGAGTCTTGAGCAACAAAATCATCATTTACACCTATTGGCGTTTCCAGATGTATAATGTATGGGCTGGTTCCAACAATCCCCTCATGAACCACGTCAATAACGCGGTATTTATCCCCTGATTGAATATTTGTAACACCACCGCTTTCTGTTTCTTTGGTGAAGCTAACATACATTTCATTATTAACAGTCTCTGAATTACTGGTAACCTCGTTAAAAAGAGTAATTAAGCTTGGTAAACCCATATACTTGTTAGTGGTGCTGTATTCACCACCCCACCTACCATTACTTATACTAAAGCTTTTTCTACCAACGATAGGTGGGTTTAAACTCTCGTTTGCGTAATTACTGTTTCCCGGGTAAGCAGTACATCCAGCACCCAAAACCGGGGGTTCACTGTCCATTTGATCAGGGTAGTTTGAGCCTCCCCAAAAATTACAAGAGTGTGTTGAGTGTGTGTCATCTTGATTACTCCTAACAATTAAATCATAAGAAGTTTTAATGTACTCTGGAGCCTCATTCTCTATAGCAACAACCTTATACCTAGCCTCTTGATCAACTAGTCCCTCAGAATCTACACCTTTCTTTAAAATAATATATGTATCTTCGTCTATTTTATTTCTATCAACTGATGGGAAAGAAACCCATATACCACCATCGCTAGCGTCATATACCCTGTCTACAGCTAAATTGTAATATTCGTTAGAAGTTTCTTTTACGTAAAATCTATAGTAATCAGACCATCTAGGCGAAGAGTTTAACGACACATTTAAATGGTTACTAGTTTTAGATTTGTTTTTTGGAACTAAAATAGACCCTGATTTTGACGCTACAACAGGTGTTTCCCTACCATATTTGTCCCCCCAAACAACCCCTACCTCGTAGTTTCTCAAAGACTTTATTGATTTCTTAGCGCTGTTATCGCTCGTATCGATTGTGTTACTTCTTACTGATAAGTTAATATCAGGAGTGATATTTTTACCATTATCATTTTTTATATCGTAACCTTGAACGTAGTTTCCGTATATAACTCTATTACCACTAACCTCTTGTGCTAAAGCTTTTTTAGGTACATTATCCCAAGATCTTAGAGACTGGTTGCTAGGCAGTGCTTGTGCTATGTTTTCGTTTGTTATATTATAATAACCACTATTACTATTTGCTAAGTTGTGATTACCTGTGGAATTCCAACTGTTTTTCCCATTAATAAGCTCGTCTTTATTAGACACCGTGTCCACCAAGTATATTATAGGTGAAGTTTCATTTTTGTAAAGAAGGTCTATGCTCGCAACGTCTTTTGGGATATCAGGAGTAATAAAACCCGTAATTGCTAAAGATTCAATAGTATTCGCCATACCCTTGTTGTAGGCTTTTACTGGCTCGTAATTAAAGTCTCCTGGATAAAAAGCTACGTTTGTAAAAGGGCTAAAAGAAGAATATTCATTGTCTAAATACTTATATCTATAGGCAAATCTAGGCAGTTTTCTTTCGAATAAAAAACTACCAATAGGTTCTAGCTCCGCGTACCAACTGTTAACATTAACGACATCAGCGTTAGGTGATATAGACAATACTTTAACCGTATACGTATAGTTGTCTATTTCTATAACCTGAGCTCTCAAGTCAAAACTTGGAAAATAAACAAGTTCCTCGGACAAGCGTATAATATCACCAGGTAAGAACCCGTAGGTGTTATTAGATGCAGTTATATTGATAGTCTCACCTACAATAGAGTTAGCAAAGTTTTCAGTAAATACAACGTTAAAACCACCAACAACACTCTCTCTAGCTGTTGTTTCAAAATTTATGGAAGGAGCTGACAACGGTGCTTTTCTAATAACAGTAATATGTTCTTCTCTAACCGGTACGTTATCCCATATAGAAATACCTTGAGGCTCGTTTATTAATCTAGTGTGTTCAAAACCTGGTGTTGTACCAGGTATTTTACTACCCTGTATACTTCTTGGTATGTTTATTTTTTTAGGTTCCGTCTTGCCATCTGTCCAAAACAACATGTCGTCGATGATGTTTATTCCAGTGATGTAATTGTTGTGGTCGAAGTTTAAAGTTCTAGGGCCTCTATATAAAAGCGATGTGTATGTTGCGTTTGAAAGGTCTATATTTGTGTCAAGTTGCACTTGAATTTGGCTCTGTATTATAATCGCCCCACCAATAGGTTGCAGAACGTCATAAATGGAACCACCAACCTGCCAGCCATCATGAATAGCGCCGGTATTACAATCTTTTAGAGTTATGGAATTGTTTATTGTATCCTTACTTTCAACGCAATAAGCAGTGTTGTCTTTGTAAACCGTATCATCCACAGCTATAGCACTAACATTAAAATAGTTAATGTCAATAGTGAGCTCTCCAGTAGCTATATTAAGGTTTAATATGTCTTGGCTTGTAATAATAGCGTCTATAACACTACCATTAGCAGTCGCTGAGTGTGGTACCGATGCACCCGCTCCAGCTGGAGATGGTTGGTCTATAGGTGGACCCGTGAAGCTTGTTAGATTACTATCTAATGTTACTTTGATAACATTGAGTACATATCCACCTGGAAACGTCATCACAACGGTTATTGCATTTGATATTGTGAAAGTTTGAGGAGTAGTGTGGTAAGGAAGGATATCTATAGTATCACCAACTAATGTAGATGGGGTCCCATTAAATCCAATCATATATACTACGTTGGAGTTGTCTTGGAAGTACGTGGAGCCAGACTTATCAGTATACATCGGTATTAAAATCCCACTAGCCACGGCGTGCGGGCTGTTTCCAACATAACTATTGATGTTGATTGGTGTTGTTACTACCGTGGATTCAAATTCAACAGGTATGTAGTTGCTCTGAATATCACCTAAACTAACTATTGTAGACGTGTTAGATGCATCGCCATTGTCGGCAACACCGGTAACTGTCCAGCCAGGTTGAATTTGATTTATTATACTTAAGTCTATACCGCTTAGGGTATCACTGTTTATGGACCCAACGTAGGGTTGTGAAAACGCAAACTTATCAACAAAAACAGGTTCACATTTATTAGGTCCTTTTTTTAATATAAGATCTTTCATGGTCACAACACCACCATCCCAATCGTTGTTACCCACCATATTATCTGCTGAGTAACTCTCTCCAGATATCAACCAATATAAAGAGTCGTCTTTTTCATCGGAAATAGACCCAACAGTAAAAGAACCACTAGGTATTGGATTACTACTTGGATTTAAAACGTAGTCCGTACAACCCAACGTATTACCAAGTATATTCTGAACAGTCCCAACACTCGACCCCTCTGAAGTTGACACCTGTATGTTCATTGCATCTCTATATTCACCTTTGGGAATAAGTCTTTCATCAAGATCTTTATTCATTTTGCCACCGGTAAACTGATTTTTAATCTCTGGCATGTACTAGTGTTTTATTTGTTTTGATTTACCTCTTAAAATTTGAGTAAGCTCTTCTAGCTTAAGATTAGACAATCTTAATTTTGCAGTTCTAACAGCTGCAAACCTTTCTTTCTTAAACCTGTTAATTATATACTCTTGAACGTTAGCTCTAGTAGACAATATAGCATGGGCTATCCATTTGTACATGGCTTCTTCAGCAAATTTATGAACCTGCATCTCTCCATCCGTTCCAAGACTATCACTTATGTAATCTAAGATCACAGTTTTTCCACTAATATTAGATGAAAAATGTATTTTTCCTGATAGATCGTCTATATAAAACGATCCGTTAGCTTGAGCATGTTGTGGATCTAATCCATATCTTGATCCATCCATTGGCCAATAAGTATCATCTTGATAATCATCTTGATTTTCTGATGGTGTTCCAGATTTGTAACTTGACCAAGTTGTAGATTCTGAGTTTAACGGTATATCTGTTGATTCAACTAGAACTATGTTTGATATATTACCCGTAAAAGCCGTTGTTGTTTGAGTTTGAAACCAAAACCTATTAGCATACACAGTTGAAGATGTCTCAAGCATAGTAAGCGTCTCAGTGTACGTTCCGTTTTGGGATTGATTTTGAAATTGAACACGATTTCCAAACCCGTCGTGTAAAACAGGTCTTATTGCTGGTACAGTAGTTGTTAGAGCTGGATCTGTGTAAGGCACATCACTTATAGTATAGGTCAAAGTATAAGTTTTACCAACCTCAGGCGCGGGAGTTACATTGTTCCAATTCAATTTATGCCATTGAGGCGCCGCTGTAAAAACCGCTTGATTGTTAGTCGAGTCAATGGTAATATATAAGTCAGTTGTAATATCTGTGTCATCCAAAACAAGTGAATCATTAAAACCACTAACAAGAGGAGAGTAAATACCTAGACTACCCTGAGCAACAGTGTCTTGCACCACGGAAGAAGGATTTGAAGTTTTACTCGCAGGATATAATAAGTGTTTTATTCCAGCGGAATCCACCCAGCTAATTTTAGTGTAGTTAACGTAATCTTGCGGAAGTATCATTTGTAGTGAAGGCGGAAGCGTTATCTCTTGTGCTTTTGTGGATTTAAAAGTATCGAATGATAACTCTTGTAATGCTCTTTGTGCGTGGAATGCAACATCTACTCTTTTAACTTTAGATATTATTTTATCCTCACCGACATAGGCGATAATAAATTGATTTATTACATCGTTTAGAGAGGTAAATTGATAGTTTCCGTGATCGTTTCCTTGGTAATAATCTTGCTGTGTAGTGCTATCTAGTAATCCCATTTATTTATTGTTTTTCTTGTTGAACTTTAGCTGTCTCCATACCAACCGCCGCTTGAGTTAAATCTGGTTTTCTCATGGATATCCCAGCAAACGCTAGTATTCTATATACAAGCTCTGATTCTTCGGCTTGGTGGAGATCGAAATTATCTGTTGTAGAAGAGTCGTACATGGCTCTTTCGTTAACAACAACGTATCCCCAACTTGGTTTTGACGGTACGCGTACATATGTGTAGGTAACACTAGCTGTAGATGGTGTTATATCTATAGATTTATCTCCAGTTCTAACGTATACCTTTCTATCTTGCTTTGGCACTGTTAACTTAGAATTATTCATATACAGTAGTTCGTTTTGCTGCACTTCCTCAACCTCGCTACCATTGCTCTTTACAGTACCTAATCTGTACAGATCGTCAGCTAGTGATAAAGGCGATCCAGTCGCTTCAGATTCAAATATAGCTATTTTTTCGTTTACGTTGTGAACGATATCACTGTACTCTTCAGATCTACCTGGCACTCTAGCTAATTGATTTAGATCGTAAAAATACTGTTCAAATATTTCCTTTTGAGCCATGTCAGCAAATAGATTAAATTGCTGCGGCGTTATATAACCCCTTTGCTCTTTGCTTGCAAACGTTAAAACTTTTTGATATACAGTATCTATAAGTATCATAATTTCTTTTTAGTTATTATAAGGAAACAACCTGTTTAAAGTATCTTGACGCTTAGCACAACCACAGTCTTTGCCTACAACCTTGCTAACCTTGTCTACTACTTTTTTAATTCCAGTTGCTTTTGTTATTTTAGCGACAGTGTCGCCGAATCCTTTTGATTTATTTTTTTCCATATAATATAATTTGTAGTTTGCAATCGCCCCGTAGAGCGACTGCATCTACAGTTAGATTAATTTAATCTTTTTTCAATATTGGAGTAGATCTCCATTCCTTCGTCTGTTTTAAACCAGTGTGCTAAAGCAGTGTAAGGATGCTCGTCAAATGGTATAACCATTAGTTTCCTTCCATTTGCCCCCCACATAAAGTTTCTTTGATCAGTAGACAATCTTAGTATACCAGCTTCAACAGCTTTAATACCAAAGTTTCTTAGCATTACATTCTCGTCATCCGCTAACTCTAAGAAGAGTTTAGGATTATTCTTTGCAAATACTAACAAATCTCTTTTAAGTTCCTTAGAACTCAAGTTAGATACCTCAGAACCTTTTTCTACACGCATAATAGCTTCAGCCATATCTATGTCAATATTTCTAGCCGCAATTAACGCGTCAACCTGCATGTCTAAGACTTCTATTTCATCAGCTGCTTGCGCTGCTGGTTTATGTTCTTCATATGTCTTGTTTCTATCTGGATGATATAAAGATAATAACTTTTGCAAAACAGTCTGCTCTCTAGGCACAAATAGAGATCCAGATCTAAATATAATATGCTCTAGTCTTTGATCACCCACCATTTCATCAACAAAAGATGTTTTTTGGTTTTGACAGTACTTAAGCTCTCTTTCATAGCCTTTTTCTTCGTCAAAAAAGTAAATGCCAGCAGCTTTAATTGATTTAGACAAAGGTTTTCTACCACTTTTTAAATAGTAAATCCTATCTTTTATTTCCCACTCGTTAGTGGGTTTTAGTCTTTTTCTTGCTTTTGGTTCTTCAACTACAGGTTCTTCAAAAAATTCTGTAACTGTTTCTTCCATTGTTTCAACTTCTTCGAAGTCTTTTTCTATTAAAGGTTCTACAACCTTTTTTGTTTTTTGTTTTTTTGCCATAATATAATATAATATAAATTAATAAAAATAAAAGGCCGAGGCCGAAGCCCCGGTCTTTAATATAAATAATGCTTATTTCATTAACATGAAATTGTTAGCACCCTGTGTAATCAAACATCTTTCTGATAACATGTGGATTTGCATTGCATCTAAAGCAGATGTAGCAGCTCCAACAGAACCAGTAGTCCATGTTTTCATTCTTCTGTTATCAGTTTGTGAAGCTCTGTAACGAACGTGTAAGAAAGGTCTCTTAAGATTCTTTCCTAATTGTTGGTCATAAACAGTAGAAGTTCCAGCTGGGATAATTACCCCTCTGATAGCGTTAGATCCAGCTGCAGCGTTAATACCACCTCTTGTTGCTTTGTCATTCAAGTATCTAAAGTCAGACTTGTAGAAGTCATAAGAACCTCTTCTGAAACCAGAGAAACCTAGGTTTAAAGCCATATCTTCAGAATTGTCAAATACTCCGTAAGAAGTACCACCAGCTCCGTAAGAATTCATAGAAGCTAACATGTCATCCATTGCTAACGAAGTAGCTCTGTTTACAAACATCATGTTCTCTTCAATAGCACCTTGAGAGTCAAATTCTGCTAAAATAGCATCAAACTCAGCTAAATCAGTTGCAGCGTTAACACCAGTGATACCTGAAGTTTCATTACCTCTTGCTTCAATAGCAGCGAATAAACCTTGAGTACCTGTTTGGTTACCATCTGCACCATACATACCGAAAAATAAATCTGTATGAGTTGCAGAACCATCAGCAGCAGAAATCTCACCCTCTAACATTGCCATTTCTAAGTAGTCGTTAAAACGAGCTCTTGTATCAGCTTCAGCTTTTAAATACCACAAGTAACCGCTTTGACCCATCTCTCCAGTAACTTCAACCCAACCAATTCTAGCTGTATCAGAACCTGATACCTCGTAGTAATCTTTTAAGATAATTGGTTTGTTAGTGTAAGTCTTCATTGATGGCTCGTTAGCCTTATGAGAATCAGAAGCAGCATCGCCAGCTTCGTTAGTGTAAGATTTACCTTTTGCATATTCAGAACCATAAACTAATATAGTCGTGTCGTTAGTAGCACTTGTTGCAGCTAAAGCTGTAGCAGTATAACAAGCCACGTTAATCACAGCATCAGCCACTTCAGTAACTAAACACTTGAAAACACCGTTTGAGTTAGATACAATAACTGTATCATGCACTCTAACCGCGTGTCCAGCTCCAGAAACAGCTAAGCCATCAATTTCTTTTTGTAAAGTAATTTCAGAAACTCCTGAAGGTACAGAACCACCCGTAGCGCTTGTTACCTGCCCTGTGTATGAAAGATGTAATCTTCCTTGTTCAGACCATACGACTTGATCAGCCGACATTGCCTCTTCAGCTCCTACTTGTGAAAGAAATCCTGATATAGTTCTCGGTCCGAAAACTTCAGCTTCTTTCTCCATAAGATCTGGTAAATATTGTTGAGCCCACGTTGTGTCCGCAGTGCCCGTAAAATCTAGATAATTTGTATTCAACGCCTGCTGACTTGGAGCAGGTGTTGGAGTACCATTAAATGTAACTGCCATAATTTTGTTTTTTAATTTTTAAATTTATTGTTTTTAATTTTAAACTTAAAATCAGAAGAATCTTGTCCTAATACTTTTACAGTCATGCCACCGGCTTCAATTTTCCCATGAGCTTGTCTTGGGTTCATATCAACGTTTTTGGCTTTAGAAACGCTGTCTTTCATAGCATCTGCTTTTCCTTGTTCGTAAAAGTGTTTTGCAATAGCATCAGGGTTACTGGCTGTAAATAAAGCCTTGTGATATCCGTTTGCATCTTTTAAAGTGGAATCTTCATTAACAAACTTTGTCATGAATTGATTTATATCACTTTGTTCAGATTTAACTTTATCTGTATCCTTAATATTAAATCTATAATTTTTATCACCGACGTTATATTCAAAACCTTTGAATTTGTCGTTGAAAACATTGTTCGTTTTCATTGTGAAGTTATTACGATTTTTTTCACTGCTTTTTGAAATCTCTTCTGACTCCTTGTTGTATCTATCAAAGAAGTTAATTGCTTTTTGTTGCTCAGTTGTGAGTTTTGATCCAGCTTTAATTTCTTCATAGTATTTAGACTTTTGCCCGTCTAGGTGGCTTTTAGCGCTGGCAACTTGCTCTTTAAGCGCTAATTTCTTTCTACGTATATCTCTTTCGTCATCTACGTCTTCGTCGAATGAGAATGTATCTTCCATTAGGAAGTTAATTTCTTCTTGGTTTAAATGCGGTTTTGTTTGTTTGTAGAACTCGTGCAACAAGTCTGAATCGTCTAGCTTACTATAATCTTGATTAAGCTTTACGTAGTCGCTAACGTCACCACCAGTCTCCTCCATAAAATCAACTAGCTTCTGTATGTTCTCTGGTAAAGCTTTTCCAGTAGCCTCAGCTTGCGCTACAGCTTCTTCAACTTGCTCTTCAACCTTTTCAACCTCTTCGGTTACCTCTTCTAACGTTGTAGCTTCTTGTGTTTCAGCTTCCGGTTGTACTTCTTCTTGTTCTTGTGGGGCGTCGGCATTTTCAACGCTTGCAACCACTCCGCTGTCGTCAGCGTTATTTTCTTCAACTTCATCTTCCTTTGGTTTTGGTGGGTTGCTCAAGTCGACTTTCGTGATTGTCTGTTCGATAACTTCCCCTGGTTTTTTCATACTTGCTTTTACTTTTGTAACGTCACCCTTAGGTTCGTTTGTAGTTTTCTCCACTACTTCTTCTTCTTTTTCTGCCATAATATAATATAATAATAGTTAATAACTTATCTAGGGTCAAACACGCCTAAGTCAAATCCTCCGCCTAATATATCATTACCTGCGGACTCAAAGTTTTTAGGTGGTTTACCACTATTTCTTTGGTCAATCAACTCACTTTGTTGAGTCGCTTGAATTTTTGTTCTTTCGTCTTTACGATCTTCTTTTTCTTTCTCGCCTGTTTTCTTGCCCTCAACCTCCATTCCTTTCAACTGCATGTTCATTTGGAACTCCAACTGCATTAACTGTTTTTTGTGCTCAACCTCTTGCTCCATTTTCTGAGAAGCTAATTGTGCTTTCAACTGTTCTAATTGTCCTTGACTAGCTGTTAGTGCTTGATTCTTTTGCACCTCGCTTTGAGCCGCGGCTTGAGCTGCTTGTTGGTTCATTTGACTTTGCATCTGCATATTCTTTTCTTGAAGAGCTTGGTCTTTGTCCATCTTCTTTTTTCTACGTATTTTTAGAAGTTGGTTTGCAAGCTTTACGTTCTTTATGTCTCTAAGATCAATAGCATCCTCTAAGTCTATACTTTGTTGTTGTATTGCCATTTGAATGTTGTTTTCAAGAATAGCTTTTTCTTCATCATCTGGCATTAAGTCGATAAATATACCAAAGTCATAAAGATGTAACTCTGATATCTCCTCTAACGCAGCAACGTTGTGAACTCCTATCTGATGTATAAAAGCATCTTTTGTTGGTGAATACTCTATAATATCGGAAATTCTCAACGACAAGCACTCAGCCGTTTCTGCTGTTAGAAATAACCCAGCTTGTAGTATGTGTCTAGTAGCTGTATTTGAATTTGCAGCCGCCATTTTTTGAATACCAACTAAAGCGTTTTTATCTGGCATACTACCATCTCTAGCTTCATTAAGGCCGGTTACATCTCTTATCATCTGTAGATAATAGTTGTATGTTTGTATTAAGCTTTGCATCTTGTTACCACCACTTCCAGATTGTATTTCTTGAATAGGTATTTTACCTGGGTTCATATCGCCATCAGAAGTAAAGCTTCTCCCTATAACAGATCCAGTTTGGAAATACATGTTTAACGCTTCTTGTGGGTTGTAGTTTGTTCCGTTACCTAAATCTATTTCAGCTAAACCATCCGCATCTAAGTAGATACCATCTGGAACTAACCTAGACATTACTTGTTGAAGCTTAAGGTGTGTAAGTTGAATCATATCGGCAAAGCCAGTTATTCTCTTAACCAAAGAGTCTATTTTTCCATTGTACATTCTAGGAGCTACTATAGAATAATTCATTTTTACTTTAGTAAAATCACTCTTCTCCCTCATCATGTTCTTGGCCATCTCCCACTTAAGTAGTTTTTCAGTACCAAGAATCATAGCTCCTTCGTAAAGGCACTCTATCGATCTTATCATTTTACCGTATCCACCTTCTTTATCTTCAGGTGGGTTAAAATTATCGTCTTTAGGTATAATTTTGTCAGCACCACTAGCAGTTTCTTTCATTTTATAAACCTCATTCATATAGGTCTTGTAATTAAAATAAAGAACCTGAATACTGTTATTGTCCTCTTTATCGTAATTGTGCTTTGAATTGTAGTTAGCTCTACTGCTAGACTTATTCTTCATTATGTCTTCAAGGTCGCTTTCTGATAAATGCGGAAACTCTTTAGCTAACTCGTTTACAGGTATTGTTTTAACCTCACCCACGTAATATATGTCTTCAAAGTATGGAGAGTCTGTGTACGAATAAACAAGGTTAGCTGGATCTACGTAGTCAATCACAACGCCTTCTGACGTGTTAAAGCTAGTTTTAACAGCTCCAATGCCAAGCACGGTTAAGTCATAATAAAAACGCTTTTTAATCAACTCGTAATTATTACCTTCCATTAAAACGTTTAAAGCTTGTTCTTCTGCTAACTCTATAGTTTGCTTATAAGTAAGCTGCATATGTAATTTTAGCTCTTCTTCGGTTTCTGGTAAAGAATCTTTATCGTTTTCGTAGAGATTTACGTCAAAAGCTTTCATTGCAAAGTCGTTGAACTCTTGGGCTCTCATATCCGCTAGCACTGATTCCATATACTCAGTCCTCCTAGCTACACCAAACGGATCTTGTGAGTAAGCCTTTATATCATAAGTTCTTTCAGCAATACCATTTACAACTATATCAACAAACTTAGATATAATGGGAACAGGCTTCCAATCTAAATTAAGATAGGACAAATCACCGTTGATCGATAACTCATCCTTATACTTTTGAATAGACTGCTCGCCTCGAGCGTACAGCCTTAAGTTATGAAAATCGTTTTGATTAGTTCTATATCTATTAGAGCCTCTATCGTGGTTAAACCACTCTTGCTCTATAGCCTTACCTATCTTTAACCCGTACTCATAGCTCAGCTTTTCAGCATCACTAACCGTTTGACTTGGGAAATAACTTTTAATGCCAGACTCTGCCATATTTATTACTTGATTATTTGTGAATTACTTCCAGTGTTTTTATATCTGGAAATGTTTATATTTAACTTTGGTTTTTGAACATCAGCGTTTGATCTATATAGGTGTCTATTGTTAGCCATGATAGCTAAACCAGAACTTATCGACGCATCATGCTTTGTTCTTTTGTTTATATCAAACTTACACCAGTCATTTAATAGCTCGTTAAAATAACAGTCCCCGTGACTCCCATCTTTCTTAACGCCTACGTGATCTTGGATGTACATCTCGATTGCTGCTGCATGAGCTTGTTTAATGTCTTCCGAGGAATTCGGTATTCCACCAACCTCTTTTTCTGCAACAGATAGTTTGTTCCAAACTTTATCAGGTCTATTCATACTAAACCCTCTATACCCTCTACGCCTCAGGTAGTACAAGAGACGAGGTTTATTGTTCTCCGCGAGTATAGGCATCCCGTAAAATACTAAAGCCATTAGAACGTCCTCAAAGAACATCTCGGCCGTTGGTGGTCTTGATAGGTATTCTAAAAAGAAACTATTAGCTGGAGCATCTTCCATTGAAAACTTAGTTAGACCGTGTAAAGCTCCTTTAGATCCAACTCCATCCACCGTACCTGATATATCATAACTATCACAACCAAATGAACCCATGTGCTCGTTACCCGGGTACTTAACACCATTTTTAAGTACCACCTTGTTTTGTATATTAGAAGGTGGAACCCAACTTATTTTAAACCTACCCTTTGGATCTGGGTTAAAAGTTACTTGAGTGTCTTTAATTCCGTTTGTCCACTGAAAGTTACCTTGAGTAACGCCTAGAGTGTTTACCATCTCTTCATTGTAATCTATCTGCTCGTATAGCTTGACCAAGTTGAATATACTACCTTTAGTCTCGTCTCTAAAAGCGTGCTCTGTAGTTCTTGGGAACTGACGGTAAAATTCGTTCAAACCATCTTGATCATCTTTTAAACCATCTACTTCGTTTTGCCAGTTATCTATTACACCTACATCTATTAATTCACCACTTGGGTCGAACCTATCGACATCAGGAGTAGTGAATACTGGAATTCCGTACTCATCAATAAAGCCTTCGTAGTTCCATTCCATTGGGATAAACAAAGAGTATAAGCCAGACTTTGTTTGACCATTTCTGTTTCTTTTTGTAACATCTGAAGCATTGTATAATTTTTTAAAGTTCTCACCTCCTTTATCTAAAGCGTTTGATGTCGATCCCATCATACACTTACCGATGATTCTAGATCCTAATCTTAAACAAGTTTTTGTAACTCTCCAGTTATTAAGTATATTCTCAGGTCTCTCCCATTTACCAGCCTCATCGTGTACTAGCAAGGCTAATTTTTCACCATCATAACTATTGTCTCCAGTGTTTTTCCAGTCAATCGTTGTATCCAACCCTTCTAAGTCCTCTATCTTTTCGTTTGCTGTTATTTTCTTTCTGGTAAACCTTGTGGATGGAACTCTGTAAGCGAGCTCTGTTTTCGGACGATCCATACCATCTTGTATCGGTTTGAAGAAGAATGGATAATTTATACTAATCGGTACGATTTTATCGGTAAACATCTTCTTAGCATCTGCACCTGTTTTAGATAACACCCCAAATCTACTATCACCTGCAAGAGTGGCTAAATTAACGGTTTCAGCTGATGACATGAAAGAAAATCCAGAACGTCTATTCTTAAGGTAGCACATTCCATAACATCTTTTGTCTGCCTTACAAGCCTCCCAGAATATAAAGAACAACCTATTTGCTTCTCTGAAGTCTGGTGCTCCAACATCAATCTTACTCCACTGTAAATACATGTACTGAGTACCTGGCATCCACGTTGGTTTTCCATTGTTGTTAAACCAAAATCCCTCTTCTCTTCTTCTGAACTCTTCGTCTATGTAATCGTACCATTGTTCTTTTTGATCCTCCGGATACGCACGCCAATCAAAGATGTTCTTTAAGCGCTCTAATTCCTTCGGCTGAGCAAATCTAACCCATTTTTGTTTCGTGTTGCTATACACATCCTTAGGCACCTTAGGTAGAGCTATGACTAAACCCTGTATTTCTATAATCTCTCCTATCTGACCAGTGCGAGAGAGCACTATAACATCATGATCTTTATCGTAGCCATACTTCCACTTCTTACCCTTATTCATTCTAGAGATAGTGGTTCTTTTTATCGGCTCAACTGTCTTAACTAAGTTTTGCTCGTACATTTAATTTAATTTAATTTACTGATACTTTGCGCTTTGATCCACTACAATTATACCAAAATTTACGAACACAGAGGTATTATTTGCCCCAACAAGTGCTTCTGCATATAAATCCGTTTTTTCTTCAAAACTTAATGGAATTGCATATGTCTTATTAAACTCAGAGGTACCCGTGGAATCTAAACTTATCTGTTGATGCAGCCTTATAACACCATTTTTTCTAGAGTAATACTGGATGTCAGCGGATGTAGCAGCGCCCGCACCCTTAACAATAGCTCCAGATAAGTTTGTTAGATATGCTTTATGGTTTCTAGGAACAGTGTATATAGCCATTTGAGTTTGTCCGTTCTCAGCTGGTATTGTAGCTAAAGTTAAGCTATCGTCAGAGTTGTTTATAGTTATAACGCCCTCGTTGTATTCGCTCGATCCAGCAGAAGTAACAAAAGCTCTATAAACTCTTAAAAACTCCTTATTACCAGTTACCGCAGTTTGACCATTTAACGTGAAATCTTCTTCTATGGTATCGTAGTTAGTGTCCAAACCTTGAACTTTTATTGTTAAAGCTCCAGTAGTACCAGTCCCATTGTCATCAACATCATTACTTATTATCTTAAGTGTGTCAGCTGAACTTGGGAAGACATACAAACCACCAGCACTCCATATTGTTTCGGGATCTGAACCCGTGTCTATATCTCGATTAGAACCAAACTTATTAATGCCCACATGCTTTGGCACAAGCCCTTTGGCCAATTCTAAGTAAAAATCTAATGTATTATTGTTTAATCCCATGTGTTTTATTATTTTGATCTACCCTCTGCGAATCCCTTAAAAGTCTTTTCCTCTACCTTTTCAGTTACTTTACCTTCAAGCAGGTTCTCTTCTTCTTCTATTCTATTAAGTATCTCAAATGCATCAAATATAGCTAGTTTCTTTGAAGCCGCAGCATTCTTTAACTTGTCAGCTGTTAGATCGTCTTCAGAATCAGTGACAATAGCTTCTTTTGCTACTTTAATTAACTCTTCAACTGCCTTGTGCCCAGCTTGGATTATACTTTTCTTCGTTTCCTTGATGTTCATATTTGATTGTAATAAAATTAGATTTAACTCGATATAGTCTTTCGCCATCAACGATAAACTCGTATTCACTACTTGGTCTAAAACCAACTAGATCGTTTACTTCTACTGTACCATCGGAGAATTTAACGATGCCTTGTAAAGGTTTTTCAGATTCCGTGTTAAATTGATCCACTGCTTTCAAGGGCATTACGAAACAATATCCCTTAGGGCAAATCCATTCCCCATCTCTTTTGTACAAAAAAATCTGATCAGGTGCTATAAAATATGTTTTCTCATCGAAATAACTTCTGCTATTTTTTTCCACACCCTTAATATCATTCCACCTTCTAAAAACGTTGTGATGTATTAAAACAGTATCTCCAGTGTCTATGTCAGTGTGACCAATAAGTGGTTTTGCTGTTACTATAGCTTCTCTGTTGACAAACTGATGATTAAAAATATTAGTGTTTAGAATAAGCTCCCCACCGTCTAACTGCTTAGCGTTGTTGTATCTTTCTCCTTTTGGCGTTACAACAAAGTCGTGAACGCTTTTCATTATATTCTTTTGTGTTTTCTAACAGCTCTTTTACCTTTATATGTTTTTACTTTAGTACCGCCTCTTCTTTTACTTTTAGTAACAGTAGAAGTAACATTACCTTCTGGATCTGTCATCAAAAGTGATTTTTTATATTTCACTTTAGTACCACCCTTTCTTTTGCTTTTAGTAGTAGTTTTACTTTTTATATCAGAAGTATATCCTGAAGTTGGATCTTCAGTATTTATTTTATCGGTTGTTGGGGTGATAGAGGTGTTTCTTGTTACTGTTGTTTTATACTTATCACCTTTAGTTTTAGTAGTTCTTGTAACATCACTTTTAACACGCTCTTGTTTCAAAGGTGAATTCCCAAAACCAGAAAATCCTTTCATTTTAAATGGTGTGCTCATAATTTTAATATTGTAAGTTATATTCGACAGATACTGCCATGTTTTTATTAAAGTCTTTCCAAGGCAAAATATCTTTACCTTTTTTAATATAAACAGAAAATTTATCTTCTTCCTCTATGATATCACATATAGTATGACCACCATACACTTCTTGCCCTACGGCATAGTGCATGGCGTCATTCTTATAGTTCGCTCCTATAGATATTTTACGAATCAGCTTCGCCATCGTAATTTATTGTTCCATCATTGATATTTACATCAACCGTACCATACTCTTTCTTAAGTTCGTCTTGAAGTAAAGTTAACTCATCTTTCACTCCAGCTAGTTGATGTAATACCTCATGCTTTCTTAACTCCATACCACCAATCTCAATTTGAGCCCTGTTTATCGTGTTAACTGTTTCTTGAACTTTCTTTAACTGCTCGTCAGTTATTTTTTCTGGTTTAGACTTTAAATCTACTATCTTTTCTTTTTTTGCCATAATTTAATTTAATTTAATTTAATTGTTATTCGGTGAATAGTTCACCTGATACTAAAGCTTGTGCTTCGGTTTTTGTTAATACAGAGTTGTTTGGATAATCCATCCCGCTACCTAGATCTATTATTGCAGATAACTCACCAGTTCTTAAGCTAAATTCACCTTTAATTACTATTAAGTTACCGTCTAGACTTGTTCTTGGCGCTCCTAAGTTACCTTTAAAAGCCGCTTCTTTCCACGTTGGAGTGTAAGCTGTTGTTGTATCTATCTCTTGATCTATGTAAGTATATGATTCTTCTACTTGTGGAGTATCGTGCGGCGCTGCGTATAGCTTTTCAAGTAGTTCGGCTTTCGTATCACCTGAAGCGTAATCTACGCTTGCATCGTCCATATAAGCTTTAATCTCAGCTACAGTGTTATCCTCTGATGGAAAGTAATCGTATTTATTTACCATTCTTGTACCTGTTCTCTCTGTCTCTGTATACGTGTAGTTATTCCACAAGCTTAGGTTGTAATACACTTGGTACCGCAGATTCATAAACCGCTTTCGTTAAACATACATATAATTCGTAATGTGCCATTTTTTATTTTTTAATTTCTGTGACTACCTTTTGTTGCGTTATAATTTCTTAGTATTTCAGTTCCATCTAAAGCTTTGTTGTATATCTTGACACCATCAATTGCATCTTCGTAAGCTCTATTATAAGTAGCGTCAGTATCATCACCAATTGTTTTGTTTGAGGTATTTGTTACGGTTTGACTAGATGTAGCTGTTGAAGACTCTACGACTGAATCTATATACAACCTCATTGTTGTACCTGTTCTAGTTCCAACAACGTGATACCAATCACCTACAACTAAAGTAGGGGTAGAACCTATAGTGGTCGTCCCACCTATATTGAAGTAAAACTTTCCAGATTTTGTAGCTAAACCAGCTGAAGTAGTTGAAACTATGGAACCTCCTAAACTTACAACACTATTCCAAGTACTATTTTTGTTTATAAAAGCAAATTTAGCCCAACACTCTATAGTGAAATCTCCTGTACCAAAATCTAATGTGTCATTGTCCCCTATTTCCACGTAATCCTCCATGCTACTCATATTCAAACTACTCGTATCTTTCTGCTTATTCATTATAAATCCTTGCGCATCTCGCGTAGAATCTACACCTTGTGGGATTAGAATTGTTTCTGTTCCTGTTACAGTTCCATTATTCGAGTTTGTTGATAGATCATTCCACGTAGACAGCCCGTTGTTTCTCCAATAACCCGTAACAGTACTGTACTGAGAGTGAGTTGTTACATCTAAAGCTTTACCATCGTTATATAATTCTAAAACTTCCGCATCACTTAGCACAATGGTTTTGAAAAGAGCTACTTCCGTTATACAACCTGCAAAACGGCTACCAGACGCACCGCCTATCGCAGCTGATGAGGAGTTGTCTAAACTACCAGTATTCTCTGATATATCATAGTTATTTGCCATCGTCTGCTCCACTCCATTTAGATACAAGGTTTGGTTTGCGCTTCTATCCCAAACACCAACCACGTGATACCATTTTCCTTTTTCTATAGCGGTATCTGTATATCCCCAGTCATTACCACCTGGAGTGGTAGCTGTGTTTATTGCTAATTTATTACTACTAGTAAAACCTATACTATACCCTTCACTACCCCATCCTCCTTTTCTCCATAGAGCGGTATAACCATCGTAATCGTCATCGGTTTTAAACCAAAGAGACATACTAAAATCACCTGTTCCAACGTCTAACGCAGCATCATCGGCTATTGAAACGTATGCGGCGCCAGAGGTTTCGGTACTGAAACCATGTAAGAGTTCATTATACGATTGCAACGCTGTTTGCGGTATATGTAATTGTTGATCTGCGTCTGTCCAGCCTGAGGCTACGCCGACTTCTTTTACTGAGACTCTTGAGATTTGAGCAGCGGTATCTGAACCAGACGCTGTCATAGAAAATCCAGCCGTTGTTAACGCTGTAATAGTCGCTGTTCTAAGTCCTGTGGTGGTAAGATAGCTTCCTCCACTAACACCACCTAAATCAAATCTTAACCCCGTTCCAGAAGCACTGTCCACGACCATCTCTGCGTAATAGGTTCTTCCTACAACAACTGCCATGTCTGTACTTGTTACATTCGTGGTTCCTGCCGCTGACGAATCCACAGTGGCTACTCCGTTACCCGAAACCGTCCAACCCGTTTGCGGTGTCCAATCGCTTGAGGTTGCAAAAGATTCGTTCTCAACCAACTCATCCCCATAAAACACGGTTGTCGCGTGGTTTTTGTCGTTTATTGCTTTTAATGATACATTGTCGAAGAAACAATAATGACCTGTGCTACCTGTTTCCCATAAATACAAAATCAAACTAGTAGATGTACCTACTGCTGTAAAATAAAATTCTACTTCACCATCTGTAGTTAATTGCTGACTGCCTAAATTCGCACCATCATATACTCTAACTTCAATAGTACTAGCAGTACCTATTTCAACTGTTGCGTTTACTTTATAAACTTGTCCTGCAACTGTTGTTACTGATTGGTATAAATTAGGATAACTTGAAGTATCATCATTTGTTATTTTTGCTCTACTACTATCCCAAGCATAACTCCCTCTACCTGCTTGTCCTGTCCACCCACTTAAATCCGTGTCAAAACCCCCATTAGTAACTTTCTCATCTCCCAACCCAGTATTCGCACCATCTAAAATGTATGATTGTTGGCCCCTGTGACCATCTTGCATTGGGTACCATAATTTAAGGTTGGATTCTGTTAAAGCTGTTCCGCCATTATTTAAAGCGAGTGATTCTGGGTTTAGGTAGTCGTAGGTTACGTCGGCTGCGGACCAAGCGGTATCCCACGCTTGGAAGTCACTTAAATAACCATCAAACCAATTAGCTATACCATAGTTTTTTCTCCCAATCACGAGATCGCGAGTGGTATCTAGAGTTTTGGTTACACTCTGGGATACGTCTAAAACTCCGTTAATATATATTTTTTGTGTTACCCCGTCATACGTGTGCACAACCCTAACCCACGTGTTTATATAGGAATAAGTAGACGTCAGTGTAGTCGCGTCATTGATCTTAGCTTGGATAATATTACTCGCGTTAAACCCGATAAGAAAACCGTCCTCACTCAAGTCCCTTGTATCCGCAATCATCGTTGTAGTACTGTTATCGTTAGCCATAGCCCAAAACGCTACAGTGTGATTAGTTTCGCTAAAAACTATACCCGCGTCCAAATAATCCGTAATCCCATCAAATTCTAATCCTCGACCAGAATATATTTGTCCGTGATTGTTGTTTGGGAAGTTTTCTAATTTTAATATACTAATGTTATCTACGTCATATAAGCCTCCTTGATCTGCTCTAAAGAATATATTTCCACTCGATACACTATGAGTGAAATCAAATGTATGTGTGCCATTGGCTAATATGTGGAATAAGAGCACTCCTGCCGTGTTGATTACCCTACAAGTTGTTGTATCATCGTTATAATTTGTAACTGTGAATGTCACTCTATAAGAGCTACCTTGCTCTGCGACATCTTGGTATATCTGCATTTTTGAGTCTGAAGCAGCTGTTGCATCTAACCTAGCGGCACCACTTACAATGGATTTAACCCCACCGTTAGAAGCGCTTTCATTCCATCCTGTAAAATCCCCTGTTGCAAAGTCACCGTTAGTGATTAGATTAGATCCCACTGTCTGCCATCCACTAGATGTGTCTAATGCCCTAGCTTTTTTCGGTAATTCTATTTGTTGTATTGTCGTCGCCATTATGATAAAGTTCCTGTGTTACCGTTAATTTCTTTTACTGATACACTCGTTAATAGCATTTCGTCACCCGAGTTTTTATATATTTGTATTCTGTTTGCGGTAGAATCTACAAACAAATTCAGTGTTGCGGGTAAGGTTCCAACAACAGTCTGAGTAGCTGCAAGTCCCGAGTACCCCACTCTAATTTTAGCGTTACCTGTTCCTTCCAAAGTAATAGCGTAAACTTTATCATCAGTATAACTGAGGTTCTGAAATATGTAATCAGTACTAGCGTCAGCATCAAAAGTTACAACTCCACCTGATTCGGTAACCCCAGAATTACTCCAACTATCAAGACCATTTATAAATGTACCATCAGTCACCTTGTCGGTACCAAGTGTCTCTCCTCCCCCGTAATGATTATCGTAAATTGATGTTGTATCTGGAATTACAGAATCTAAATTCCACCATGAAACTAAATCTGTTTTCTCGCTATCAGATAAACCTGCGTAATTTTTATTCATTATGGATTTGATTTGTGCTTGGGATAGGTGACTAGACCATACCCCGAAGTTGCACATGTAGCCTCGATACTCATTGGACCCCTCTTTTCCTATAACCATATCACCATAAGAGTTAGGGGTTCCAGTATCAATACGGCCAGAATCCTGAGCTATTAACACTCCATCTATATATAATTTACATCCATTTTGCATATCATCCACGTCTACCACAATAGCCCAATGATGCCATTTACCGTCGTCAGCAAAACCAGTGTCAGCCCAATATTGGTATCTATTACTGTGTAGGTATAAAAGAGGTTTATTAGTACTACTCATAACAGCGTGGAAAGCACCAGTTGAATTACTTCCATGTGAAAAAATTGTTTGGTATGCTGTTTGGGTGGAATTAGACCACCAGCAATACGTACCATCAGCTGTGTCAATAGGCTTACCGCTTATAGCTATATATTCATTGTTAGCAGCGTCAGCATTAATATCTGCAGCACCAGAACTTAATGGTTCAACGCTACTCAAATTGTAATTATGTTGTAACACTAAACCATCGCGCACGATAGATTTACCCGTAACCGGGTGTTTCATCATATTGGATCCTAATCCAAGCATTATACTCCGAAGTAACAGATTATACCCCCAGTAGCCGAAGCTCCGGAAAGAGTAATACTTTTCCATCTTCCATACACTGTTAATCCAGCTGGAAAAAGAGTGCCACTATCTGTCTCATCAGAACCAGAGCCATGCACAGCGGCAACAGCTGTAGTGTGACTAAAGTATCCTGTATTCCCAGCAACTGGAGTGGAATCTAATTGTGATACATCTGCAACTAATCCAGCTAAAGTTGTATCTTCTAAAAACGTTATCGCCACAATAACTTTTCCAGTTGGTGGTTGGTGTTCACCCGCAGTGTCTACAAAAGAACTTCCTAATTGTCCAAATCCATATGCTACCTCCGTTGAATTTTGTCCCATAATTTTATTTTTTTACTTTTTCTAATGATCTCCCGCCAAAGTAAGCGCCGATCACAGTTATTAATACTAATTGTAATAAGTCTGTCCATTTAGGTTCGACTATAAATTTTATTGTTCCAGCATCAATGAATATCATTAAAACTGTGGATACTACCAAGAAAGCTAAAACCAGTGGTCTTATGTTCTTGGCTAACCATGAGTCTGATTTCATATCAGCCTCCCATCGAGATGTAATTTGCTTCTCCATCTCTATCTCATAATCACTTACAAGCTGCTTGATTTTAAGCTCAGCGGCAAGCTTTTCCTCTTTAGACGTGTGTAGGTTATCTATGATACCACCTACACCTTTTACAAGCTCAGTTGCTCCAGAAGAGAATATGTTTGTTAATATACTCATTTTATTCGTTTCCGTTATTAGCATCATTTTCCCAAGGAAAGCCAGTATCTCCAGCTTCCTTCCATTGTCCATCTACTAATATAGAGTCAACGCCATTAATATCTTGTCTTTCAAATCTTTCACCATTATACATAATGTGATCGTCATCGTAGGCTAACTTACCAATCTTCATATCGGTAGCATGTCTCATTTCGTGATTAATCGTTTGTCTGTATTCGAAGCTATCAGGGTCAAGTTGTTCATTGACATAAATACTCCCATCCATATTAGCTTCACCCATAATGCCTTCTGCAAGAGGCATGGGTATAATAGGCGTTCCAGGAATAGTGGCTTGTTGGTTTCGTCTAAAACTAAGTTTAGTTTTAATCTCACCGTTACCAGCTTGAAAGGGCATTTCCTTCCCCATCTTAAACCCGGTACTTTTCTTGAAGTTTGGCATATTACCTATCTTTATCTTTAATCATATCGTCTATAGCTTTATTGTAAACTTTATCTGTATATGATTTATTCTTATAAAATACACTTCTTTCTGAAGTGGGTAAGTCTTCCTCACCTAATAGGATTCTATATATCCTACTAATCATTTGAGAGCATTTCCATGAAGTTTTAAATACTGAGTACTTAATTGTTGTTCTATTCCTGTGTCTCCAGGTTTCGATCCAACCTTCTCGTTTTAATCTCTCCCATCTGTTTTTATCCCATGAGTATGTATAAACTCCGTTGATAAAATCGTTTCGTGTAAATCTTCCTTTACAATCTAAATAAATTAATAATTCTAAGTCTGCATCTTTTAACCCGTAAGTTTTACAGACCCACTTTCTAGTGAGCCTGTAATACTTAAGGATATTCATGTCACGCAGATCCTGCGCGGTTAATCTCAATTACTATTAAGATAGTGCAACAGAAACGAAACCATCATTAGTACCTGGTGAAGCCAAGCCAACTGTAGTTAAAATCTCTGCAATAGTTAGTCCAGCCCATAGATCAAAAGTTTTAACAGCTTCTTTTCTATTAGCATCGTTACCAGTGTAATCTAAAAACTTAGGCACTAGATATGCCGCCATAGCATTAGCGTTAGCTAATTTTTCAGCAGTATCTCCGTCAAAAGTAAAAGTTAACGTCCAACCGTTACCTCCAAGTACAGTTGTTGCAGCGTTTACAGTAACATCCTGTAAAGTAGAAGCATCAATGTAGATAAAGTTATCAGCAACAAGAGCGTCAGCTGTTACTAATGGAATTTTAAACATTTTCATAATATTTGTTTTTTTTTGTTAATTAATTAGTTTGTTGTTTTTTGGTTTGGTTTTGAAGTCTAAGGTTTGCGGTTTAGGTTAATCTACTAGAACTACGTCACCATCACGAATGACCCGGTAAAGTACATCTTTCCATGATATGTCGTGTCCAGCATGTTTATCGTAATATATCGTATCACCATCTTTCAGCCCTTCGACTAAATGTCCACACGATATTATTTTTGCTTTTATATAACGGTTGTCTTGATCAGTCTCGTCTGTCATGATCAACCCAGCAACCTTTTTAGGCTCTGTCTTTATTCTGTCTACTATAATATATCTATTGATTGCTTTCATTCATTCTCATATTTGAAATTACACAATCTGCAGATATAATTGTTGATACTACACTTACTGCATTCTTAAGAGCTGACTTGGTTACAAGTACAGGATCTATGATACCAGCTGAGATCATCGTGGCTCTTTCACCAGTTACAACATCAATTCCGTAACCTTCGTGATCTTCGTATCCATCTAGCATAGTTATACCAGCATTGTCAAGTACAGTGTAGAAAGGAGCTTGAATAGCTTTTAGTAGTATCTTTTCACCTACCGCTTTAGCGGGGATTTTTTGAGAGGCATTAAGTAATGCTACACCTCCGCCGGGCACGATACCTTCTTTTAGTGCTGCTTTTGTAGCATAGATAGCATCTTCTATTCTATCTTTCTTTTCTTTAAGCTCAACTTTAGAATCAGCACCTACTTTTACCATACCTACTGATCCTGACAGCATAGCTAGTCTTTGCCTGTGTTTCTTTTGTATAAACGGGTTTTTCTCCCATTTATCTATAGTCTTATTAATACTAGCAATTCTCTCCTCCATTTCCTCTTCTGGAGTATCTATCGTGAGAACTGTATTTTTATCATCAGTAATTGCAGTATAAGCTTCTCCTAAGCAATCTATATCTATAAGATCTAAATCATCACCTAGTTGTTCGTTGATTACTTTAGCGCCAACAAGGAATGCAAGATCAGCTACGGTATCGTCTTTAGTAGGACCAAAGCCTGGTAAATCAACGATGTTTACTTTAATGTTACCTTTTACCTTGTTCATAAGTAAAGCAGCTTTAACTTGTTGTTCTACCGGAGCAACGATCAATAAAGATCTCTTGTGCTTTATAACATGTTCTAATACTGTTTGTATTTTTCTGATGTTAGGTATTTCTGAAGATACTATTAATACTAATGGGTTATCAAGCTCACATATCTGCTTGTCCTTATCAGTAACGAAATGTGGAGATGTGAGTCCTGAATCTACCTGCACGCCGTCAACTACTTCGACGTATGTCTCTTCAGTTGGAGACTCTTCCATTAATACCACACCATCTTTACCTACTTTAGTATAAGCTTCCGCTATAATCTTTCCTAGTTCTGTATCATTATTACAACTTATTGAACTAACAGATTCGAGCATATCGCCTTCGATCTTGACAGAAATCTTATCTAGGTAATCATTTACCTTCTTAAGACCGGATTTAATCCCATCTTTCACTTCTCTTATAGTTACACTTTTCTCGCAACTATTAACTTCTTTTAACAATGATTCAGCAAGGACGGTAGCTGTAGTAGTACCGTCACCTGCTTCTCTCACTGTATTTCTAGCAGCCTCCTTAATTAAGGTAGCCCCCATGTTTTC